CAGGGTCAACCGTGTTACCCCAACGCCCGCCAGCCTTACGCAATTCAAAATGTAGGTGTACGCCGGTACTCGCCCCCGTAGTCCCAGAAGGGTAAATGAAATCCCCCACCGAAACCCTGCGCCCCTTCCGGAAACCAGTCTTTTCCGCCCCATGATAATAAACGCTCACATACTCCCCATGATCGATGAGGACAACGTGCCCGCCACCGCGAGAACTCCACCCGATATGGGATACCACACCGTCAGCGGCAACCGTCACAGGGAAAGACCCCGCAACATCAACACCCTGATGGAACTTACGCCGCCCAGTAATCGGGTGCCTCCTCCACCCGTAAGGGCTGCCAGCATTTATCGTGTACCCCTTAGGCCAAGGGTTAGACAGTTTCATCCGGTACCTCTACCCAGTCACCAGCTTCTTCATCCCAGACATATTGCCCACCGTCTTCTGGGTAAGCAACGGGTGCAATAATTCCGTCGTCCGTAACGTAAGCCGTAACGTCTACAGATTGGGCAAAAGCTAACGCCTCTGACTCGGTTAGCTCCGTAGCCTCCCAATCAGCCAAAATACTAAAATCTAAATCTTGTGTGGCGTAACCGAGAATAGTGCCAGTCTCGACATCCGGGTTTGACCATATGGACGGTGTAAGTTTGCCGCCGTTGTTGTGCGCGGTTTGTTCTGGCCCGTAACCGTACCCTTCAGACCATACAAGTTTCCATGTGCAATAACGCATTATTTTTCCTCCGTTTCGAGTAAACCGGCTAATTCCATTGAGGTCAGATTGCCGGCGCTAACACCTTGGCTGGCGCTAAGTTGCTCGATACCGGCCTGCTTATTCAAGCGTTTACGCCAATACTCCGGTTGGTCGTTTTCGATATCCTCCAACGTGTATGGCCCAACCTGTTCCGCAATATCTTGCAACCAGACAAACTCTAAACGGGCACCCTTTAAAGTGCGCTCGGTAAGAATCAGGTCAAGCTTTTTTTCTTCGGCCTCGATAGCGTCTATGTCGTCACCTGTGTCTAAGAGGCGCTCAATTTGTACGCGTTTCTTTTGGCAATCAAGTTCAGCCAACCGTATTTTATAGGCCATATCTTGTGCCTCTATTAGCAACTGTCGCCAGCGCATAGGTGCGGTAGCGTGTTGACCGATGACGAATTGCGCTAACTCGTAACGTGTGCGAGAGGGTATGACTGTCGTTTCTGTGTATGGCTGTAAATCCATTATCCGGCAAACCCTGCCAGCTCTCGACGTGCCGACGACAACCCTGTTCCCAACGTTGAGCGTCCATCAGTTGTAAACAAAAACTTATCGACAGTAGCCACGTTAGAGCCCGTGTAACCTCCGGCCGCGTAACCGTTTTCTCTTGAAGCAAACCCTGCCAGCGAGCGACGTGCCACCGATAACCCTGTTCCCAACGTTGAGCGCGCATCAGTTGTAAACAAAAACTTATCGACAGTGGTTACGTAAGAGCCCGTGTCACCTCCGGCAACGTAACCGTTTTCTCTTGAAGCGAACCCTGCCGCATATCGACGTGCCGACGACAGACCTGTTGCCAACGTTGAGCGTGCATCAGTTGTAAACAAAAACTTGTCAACAGTAGCCACGTTAGAGCCCGTCTGGCCTCCGGCAACGTAACCGTTCTCGCTTGAAGCAAACCCTGCCGCACCTCGACGTGCCGACGATAACCCTGTTGCCAGCGTTGACCGTGCATCAGTTGTAAACAAAAACTTATCGACAGTAGCCACGTAAGAGCCCGTGTCACCTCCGGCCGCGTAACCGTTTTCTCTTGAAGCGAACCCTGCCACCTGTTGACGTGCCACCGATAACCCTGTTCCCAACGTTGAGCGCGCATCAGTTGTAAACAAAAACTTGTCAACAGTAGCCACGTTAGAGCCCGTGGTGCCTCCGGCAGCGTAACCGTTCTCTGCTGAAGCAAACCCTGCCAAATCTCGACGTGCCACCGATAACCCTGTTGCCAACGTTGAGCGCGCATCAGTTGTAAACAAAAACTTGTCAACAGTGGTTACGTTAGAGCCCGTGGTGCCTCCGGCAGCGTAACCCGCTACAGGCGAAAACGGTGGCACAAAAGACACCGCCGACACCACATTATATTTGTTAAAATTCAGTATAGAACTGTTTGCCATACTTGTTACAGCCACAACAACCCCCTAAACTGTTACTTCAGCACCGAAAGCGTTGATGCTCAACCGGTCAGCATCACTTGCCGAAACCGTCACCACATCAGTAGCCTTCAAAGTGATACCCAAAGTCAGTGTGGTCGAATCATTCGCAGCCACCGGCACATCATAAGCAATGTAATGCTGGTTCGAAATCGCATCCCCATCCACACGGATAGCCAGGCGAAAAGTTGTTGCGCTCGCAGTCCGGTTAGCAATAATAACCGTGCTGACAACCGTTTCAGTCGAGGAAGGACAGGTGTATAAGTCCGTCAGCGAAGTCGTAGTCAGGTCAAGCTGACCAAGTGATTTATATGATGTTGCCATTATTATGCTCCCATAAGTAGAAAGTTAGTTTCGAAACCTACGCTCGCGCCACCCGCAGCGATCCACGCACTCCCAGTGTAAACCTGGAAGGCATCAGTGTCCTTCAGGAAAGCGAACTGCCCCTCCGCAGGAGAAGTGATTGCAGCATCCCTAGCAGTCGCATCAGCGAACACAGGGATAACCTGATCCATCAAATAAGTCTGCACATTAGCTGCAGTCAAAACCTCGCCTGCACCAAAAGTGCGATACCCAGCGCCAGCCATTGTTCTCCCTAGAAAGCCAAAGCGTTATTACTGTCAAGTTTACCAAATACCAAGTCGTTCAAGACCAGGAAAGTCCAGTCAAGCGACGACACACTGATAAGCATGTCGTGACGATCCGTTTGAATCTCATGGTTTACACGGATTATCTGACCGTACTGTTGAATCGAATCCCCAATATCGTTAGGGGTGAAAGTGATGGAAACGACATCACCAATCTCCAACCCCAGGCAGGTCACCTTGTTGGCCGCGCCCACCGTGTCCAGGTTTACCCGTATTGTTTCAAAACGGTACTCCGGGTCACCATACTTCTGCACAAGAAAATCTGCCAGGTTCTGCAACTGCACCTGCGAATCAACCAACGTGTCCAAAGAATACGAGGTTACACCGTAAGCGATCTGTGACCGGTCATTGTCAGCTGTCGCCGTCCCCGCCAAGGAGGTCACAACAGATTGGTTATAGAGAAGCTCAGAGCCATAATTTACGGCCGTCAAAGTGAACGGGATACCCGTCCCGTCATCTTTGAACTCTGTCAAGGAACCCGTCGAAGGGGTCGCATCCAAGCGGTCACTGAAAACCAGGTCACCATTCTTCGCAATAAACAGTAGGCCCTGCTCGGACGCCTCAACCTTCTGCAAGTACTGCAAAGCGTTACCCTCGATGACGTCTGCACCTAACGTGCTGACACCTGCGTCGATGTTGCGCTTACCCGTAGGCCAAGCGACAGTGTCCATGTCGAGGACGTCCGTCACACGCGCCCCAGAAAGCCCTGGTGTAGCCGTCCCAGCTGTCACAAGTTGTCTGGCAAGCAAAGTGAAATCATCTGTCGCTACAGCCTCAGCCCTGGAGTCACCGGTCGGAGTGTAACTAAAGTTCCAATCATCCACCGTCGTAGTAATTACACGTTCCCCGTCAACCGTCAAACGTAGTTCACGCCTAGGCACAATCGCCCCAAAGTAAGGTGAAGCAGCGTAAAGTGGGTCGAACGCGCGGTCCTCATTGCTTGCCACAATGTTTAGTGAGCCGGAGCTGAACCTATCCAGGTCACGGTTCTTACCCCTGCTAGAACTAATGCTAATAACCCTGGAGGTGATGTCTTTGAACACAGTCCCGCCAAGGGTGTAGATGGTGTTGTCGAGGACACCCGCCACAGGGTCATCAAGGATGAAACCCTCAACGGCACCAAGCTCAATAACCGTAGCCATTACGCGCTCGCGAACACAGGGCCACTAGTGCGCTCGTAGCGTTTTATGGCCGTGACAATAGCCTCGCCGATTTGCGCCCCGTTCCCAGAACCGATCCCAGCATTCACCGTGATGTTGTAAGTGTTACCCATCGGCAACTTATCCAAAGGAATAACAGCTTCGGGGCCGGCCTCACCAATCAGCGCATTCATCGGGCCGGTCACAATGCCACCCTCAGCGAGTGCCACACGAGGCAAAGAAATGTTTGGCAGTTCACTGATGTTGATACCGAACGAAGTGATGCCGGTCAACGCGGTCAACCATTTAGGCGCACTAACCTGGATACGATTCAGGGCGCGAATGATGAAGTTCACACCGTTGATAATCCCGTTAGCAAAACCCTCGAACATGCCAATCATCCCGTTTATGATGCCGTAGAAGAACTCGCCCAGACCCCCAAAAGTATCCTCGAACATAGTTGTGAACGGTTCAAGAAACGCCATGAAGTTCTCGAACGCCTCAACGAGGTACCCAATAGCAGCGACCAACAACACCGCCAGAATCTCTGCCACAACCTCGAAAATAGGGACCAAGAACTCTAGTAAATCAAGCAACACAGGGAGCACAGCGTCAATCAAAGGCAAAAACGCTTCAATCAAGGTGATCATGATAGGTGCCAGGGTTGCAATCAAATCTGTGAGGACCGGGAGCAACGCTTCCACGATCGGCATGAACGCCTCAATGAGAAGCATAAGAACCGGGAGCAAAGCGTCAAGCGCTGTCAGAAACACGTCAGCAAGCATGGGGGCCAGCTCAGCTATCACCGGCAACAGTTGGTCCAAAAGCTCCACGAACACAGGCAACACTGCCGCAATAATCTCGAAGAAAATCTCAGCCAAGTTTCCAAGGATAGGAATGAGTGGTGTAAACGCCTCCAACAACGCAGGCAACATTCCGACAATGTTTGTTAGTACCGGCCCCAGCTCCGTGAACGCTGTAGCAAGCTCCTCACCAACAGCCTCCAACACCGGTTGAATACCCTCAACAAGTTCAGCAAACACTGGGAGCAACGCTGCGCCCGCAGTTTCCTTGATGTTGTCAAACGATAAGCCCAACTTATCGGACGCATCCGCAGTAGCCGCAGCCACGCCGCCGTACTGCGACTCAACCTCTTTAAGGATAAGTTCCTGAGCGCCCAACAAATCGCCCGACTCCTGAAGAACCTTAACCTGTTCCTTCTGCTGATCTGTGAACACCGTACCGTTACGGGCCAACGCTGTAAGACCCTTAGTTGGGTCCTCAAGGGCTTTACCCAAAGCAATCGCGTTACCCTCAGCGGAACCGACAACACCGGCCATGTCGAACGCCGCAATGGTCACACGGTCGAAGACACCGCCGGCCTCGTCAGCCGAACTCGACAATTGCTTGAAAGACAACAGCTGTGCCTGAACACCCTTGATAACTTTGTCGTCGACAGCGATGCGCATTTCCTGCGACTTGGCAAACTCACCTAACCGGTCAGTGACCTTAGCTGTCTCGTCGCCGAACACACCGGTGGCGGCAGCAACAGCTTCCAAACGTGCCTGTGCAGTGGCCGCAGCCTCCGCAGCAAGAACAGACTCTTTAGCGAAGTTGCCGATAGCGCGGACAGAGAACGCTGCACCAACCGCGAGAGCAATCTTGCCGAGGCTAGAACTAAACCCCTTCAGCGCACCCTCAGCCTGCTTCAGCCCGCTCTTATCAAAACTAGAAACAATCGGGAGCTTAATAGCCATTATTTATCCCTCATTCGCCTGGAAACAATCTCGCTGTACTTCTCAAGGATGCCCCGCGCAATACGCTCCACGTCAGGTTCCTTCTTCTTCCACGCAGGAATAGCGAAACGCCCCAACCCTCCACGAATAGGCACACGGTTATTCAGCGCCGAAATCATCGCCCGCCCTTGCACGGTTTTCCCTGAGGACTTAGACCCAGCCAGCTCAATAATGTTGAACCCCGCATTAGGTCGACGATCCGTAAAGTTAGTCGACACCAGTGTGCTGAAAGCCTTACCGGGTTTCGTGCGAAAACTAGTGTTCACCTTCGCTGTCGGCCGCGACCAAATGTAAGGCTCCGACCCGCCCTTCTTAGCAAACCCGGAAATAGGTGGCACCGTCGGAATCTGCGCCCGCACAGACTCATTGATTGGCTTCAGCTGAGTACGGAACTCTTTCCGCAACTCGTTGACAAGCTTAGAATCAACGTCCTTTAGCTCACGCAACACAGCAGAAAAATCTGCCTGTTTGATAGTGAAATTAGCGGGCATGATACTTCCATTCTACTTCCGCCCCCGCCTACCGCTCTGAGCCTGAGAACGCGCAACAATGTACCGAGCCATCGTCCACAACATACGCGGGTCCTCCTCCATCAACTGACGAGGAGCAATGCCTGTTTCCACAGACAACGCCGCAATCTCCCAATGGAGGCTAGTTTCACCTAGCCCCTTTATTTTTTTCCTGAAGCCTCAGACACGCTAGAAACAGACTCAACCCACTTCTCAAACGTTTCCGTAGTCCGGGCAGTACGCTTCAGCACATGCCAGGCAAGGAAGAACAAGTGAGTGAGCCGAATCTCTTTCTCCAAACGTGCCACACTCAAATCGAAGTGTGACTCAAAAGCGATCAGGTCGGCCGCAATAGCAACACAGTCTGCGGTGGTTTCATCAAGGAACTGAACTTGTAGGTTTATGGGATTCATGCTTACGCAGTGCCCCTAGTGATGACACCGTCAGCCAGAGGCCAAGACACTGACAACGTAGCGAGGTCGCCCACAGAGGAAGCCAGAGGGCTGTACTCGGTGACCAAGAACACACCAGTGTAGCTGGGGTTAGTGGCCGAAACGGTACTACCCTGAGGCAGAATCGTCACGGTAGCCTGCGAACCAAGCAAAGGCCACAAGGTGGCGTCCACGCTGGATGCTCCGAAGTCTTGGTGGAAGTCAAGCGAAATGCTTGCATCTTTCAAGCCCGAAATGCGCTGGACGAAGGTGTCGCCAAAAGCGGTGACTTCTTGCTCCGAGGCGCTTACATCGAGAGTCGCTGCAGCCAAGCTTGTGCTGAAGTTAGTCCCGTTGATTGAAATGCTGTAATCAGTAGCAACGAACTTTGCCACAGTTTTCTCCTTATTAGTCTGCGAACACAGTGACGGCAAAATCTGCCGACAAGTAGGTTATATCTCCAATTGTAACCGATTGAACGTTGGTCATCTCAGTGACGCGCGTATCGTATGCGCTACCTGCCAGAGTCTTATCGGACTCCACAGCGCTCTTCACCGAACGGCCACCATCGTCAGAGATAAGGTCATCCAGTGATCGTTGCGCCTGCGAGGTTGCTATACGCCCGAAGATGACAGTGACCACGAATGAGTACTCCGTCAGCCCCCGTTGCATGGCCGTGTTGTAGCTGACCGAACCTAGCTGCACAACCGCTGCAGGCATCGCAGGATTGTCAGGAATATCGGCGTATGTTCTGATGCCACTAATAGTGCCCAGGTTGGTTGCAAGGGCTGTGCGCATAGCAGTTATGCTCACGCCATCCTCAGCTTCCGGTAAGGGTCAATCAGTCGGGCCACGTCGGGGTCGGTTCTGCCGATACGAACGGCACCCATGTCGGAGAAACCCAGCACACCTGTCGGGGACTCGTAACGCTTATAGGCGCGGAGTGAGGCGAGGATGGTTGCCTGCTTGATAGCGATAGGGATAGAAGCCATACCGAACACTGCACGGATCTCCACAGACGCCTGCCCTGCGCTAATGTCCCGTGGCTCATAGATAGGCCACAGCAGGTCACCCACAGCACGAATACGTGTGAATGGTGTGGCAATACCTCCAGCGATACCGTTCAACGGTTCGAGCTGGTAGTCGCTTTCAGCCCATTCCTGATTGAACCCGCCTTCACCTGTAGTGTCGGTCCTGATTCTGTCGATAGAAACAATGTCATCAGTTTCGAGGAAGAAAATGTCTGTCGGAATATATACGCGTGTGGCCGTGCCAGCACTGTAGAAAGTGCGTTCGCAGTATGCGTCAATGTCGCGTGATGCTGACTCGATAGCGATCTCTAGCAGTGTGTCGTCGATAGTGTCTGTGATGCGAGCTGCAGCTTTCACGTCAGCCAAAGTCGCATAAGGGTTAGTCATTGCCATGTAGAAGCCTCCGCTACTAGTTTACCCGTTGCC